CCAACAGCGGTAGTAATGTTAAAAGTGTCTAACTTTGTACCAATTTTTCCTAGTCCTACATTAGTATAAACCACAAAAGCGCCGTTGTCCTCTCCATCCGATGAGGGATCAGGTCTAGCATCTTTTAAAGCGACAGGATCTACCGGCGTAGGTTTAGGCATGAGTTGCGGATGCTTAGGTGACCATTGATCAGGGCCGACCAACAATCCGTCCCACGTTTTTTTCATATCTTTAAGGCGATAACGAAAGCCTGTGATGTCACAAACACCGTAAGCTCTTTTGTTACTTGCGAAAGGCATCAAGCTACCCCGTAATTACGTAGATCAGGTGCAACTCTGAAAGACGATCTCTCCTCATCTTGTGACAGAGCTCGATTAAACTCTTCATCGTACATTTGTTTTAGCATGCCAACCTTCTCTGGAGCACGTTTGATTGCCATGTAATAAGCTAGACCTGCCGCCAAACAAGGATAAAAACGAAAAGGTAAATCCATCGTATCTGCGCCCACATCTGCGTCATCCATGCGTGTGAGCACGTTTAGGTGCAAAACGTAAGTAGAATTTTTGTCAGGCGCAGGCCATACCGTAACAGTCGGCGATATCAACTTGTTAATAAAATATTGATTAGGTTTACCTGTTGTGCTTTTTGTTGAAATGTTAGCGTATTGCGCTCTTGATAGTCGGCTTAACGGCACGTCCGTTGCTGTGCTTCCTATCGTCTCGCGAATAAAAACATCTAATACGTCAATGGTCGCCGTAGCGTTGGTGGAGTCTATCGTGTAAGACGTAGTGTCTTTCACCATGTCGATAGTTTTTTGTGTGATTGTCCACTGATTCAAGCCTCTGTTTGCCCACTCTGCCAACATCAAATTTAAGGAGCGTGTTGCGCTTTTTAGATCGTATCCGGTGCGTAATTCTAAACCACAACGCTCAAACGCTTCTTCTACGTAGTCCGCTACGTCTAATTCAAAGTCTTTACTATTACTTGTCGCCATCATCATCACTCGCGTATAAATTATCAAACACTTGATTAACGTCTAAAGTATAGTCTAAATCGCTTTTACTGTAATGTATATGTTGTGACGGTTTAAAATCTGGTGCACCATCTCCCGTTTCAAACCATGCAGGGTGAGTGACTCTTACTCTGTTGTTAGGTAGCGCGATTATATTACCTGTATACTCACCTGCGTCTAATAATTCTAAGACGTGGCTTTGTTTGTGTTGAGCAGGATCATCCGCAATCTCATTCTCCGCATAATCCACAGTAAAATAATATTTTGCAGGATAAAATTTACCATCTACTTTCGCTAACCAAGGGCAAGGCGTAGCTCTATCTAAAACATAAACAGCATGTTTATACGATGAACAATCCCAAGGTTGTGCGGCCCATACAGGCATAGGTTCAGGCCACTCCTCAAATGGGGTATCGCCAGTTAAGGCTGTGATGGGCATTCTTGCCCACATAGCGCCACCATGCACGTTTGATTCGGTATCATCATCATAAGTCTCTGCGCCTGTAAAAATTACCTGAAACGATAAACAACGGCAAGGCATCGTTGTAACGGCAACCGCCATAGCGTGCAAGAACTCCCCATGATACTTTTCATGGTTATGCGTATATTCTTTCCGCACCCAACATTTAAAGTGCGGAATGTTCGACTGTAAGTATGGCAATTATCTTCCAAATAATCCGCTATTTTTGTTAGATGGCTTTCTCATACCACCCATCGCCCCACCTTTTGCGCCACCTTTTGATTTCATTGCGCCGCCTTTTGCGTAACCTTTAGACATCATTTTCCCGCCTTTTTTCATGCCTTTGGTTTTCATCTTCATCACGCCACCTTTTTGCATTTTCTTCATAGCGCCGCCTTTTGAGCGCATTTTGCCGCCCATTTTCATACCCTTTGATTTTTTATGTCTTGGCATCTCACACCATCCTTGCTTTTTTCAGTTGTCGTTTTGCCGCAGTTGCTAATCGCTGTTGCGTCGGTTTTTTTGCTACTTTAGCTCTTTGCTCTAAAACAGTCAAAATTTGTATTTTACGAGCGTAAGGTTTTTTTATGCGCTTGACTTTACGAATTGTATCTTCAGCGTCTTTTACAGTAGCGTACTTAATGCTAACTGTATCTTTTGGGTTTTCGTCTGTATACAAACGTCTACCACTACCTTTTGGCTTTTTACCTGTTCCTTTAACTGGGTCTTTAGCTTTTTTTCGCACGTTTTTTTCTTCCTGCACAATGTGCTTTTTGTGAGAACCCTTTTGGATTCTTACAATTTATTTTTTTCTTTCTAGCCGCTGTCCACTTAGCCACGCGGAACTCTAGTCATTTTTTGTTTATTCGGCATGATCGCCCCACACCCACGAGCTTGTATCATGACTGCTCCACCAGTTGCTGCAAAAGTTTTTACATTAGTGGGTTTACCGCCTACACCCTGCTTTTTAGAGCGTTTGCGTTTAACTGCTGAAGCAATTTGACTTTTGGACATTTGGTTGGCTTTTGATCGTGGCACACACTTAGGATACTTGCGTTTGGATCCTTTCGTTGACGCTCTACCACATTGTTGAAACTTGCCATCTTTTTTAGGTGCGCCTATATCAACCCAATCACCTTTTGGGCCCTTGCCAAACCATTCTGTCAAACCACCTTTTGTTTTAGCCACGAGGAACCCTAGTCATTTTTTGTTTATTTGGCATGATTGCACCACAGCCTCTCGACTGAACCATGACCGTGCCACCATTTTTCATAAATCCCATTTGGTTGCGTACTTTTTTTGGTAATTTAGGCAAGCCTTTATTTTTTGCCGGTATCGGCTTTAGATCTTTTTTTGCAACCTCGCCACCCTCTGCTTTCTTTGCACCTTTATATTTACCACCCATTTTTTTGTATTGAGAAACCATATAAGCATTAGCATAAGCGCTTGGATATACATCAAACTTTGCCTTTGCCTTAGCTTTCGCTTTTCGATAAAGCGCCGGGGAGGAAACATTACTTGGTACTTTTGATTCAGCCATAATTATCTCCCAAATCCTCTCATTCGTAAGTTTCGTGTTGGTCTCGTGGGCACAAAGGGCTGTGGCATCGGTATTGCCGACGGTGTTGGTGTCATGCGATTGCCGAACCTACCTCTGTCTATTCTAATTTCTGGATTCACTACTGGCCCTAACATACCCGCGTTTACCACTGGGTCAGGTATTGTTGTGGGAGTTGGTTCAAACTGAGGCGTCGGCTGTGTTTTACGTCCACCTAAATCTAATGGACCTTTTGTTCGCGGTGTCGTGTCAGGTATGGTTGTCGGTGTTGGCACAAAATCAGGGACTGTGCCTGTGCTAGGGACTGGGCTAAATTTTCCACCTCCTAAACCACGAGGAGACGGCCCTGGAATTGTTGTCGGTGTGGGCACAAAATCAGGGACTGTGCCAGTGCTTGGTGTTGGTGTGAAATCGCCTCCGCCTCTTGGTGCCGGCCCAGGTATAGTTGTTGGTGTTGTCTGCCTATCACCCATTTTTGCCATGATTTCATCAGTTATTTGTTGTCTCAAGGCATCTACATCCACTGGCGCTTGTTGTTGTGGTATTTGACTGCGTAAAGCCTCTATTTGTTCTTGTATTCCTGCAACAGCAGGATTTAAAGCGGCCTGTATATCTGCGCTACGTTGCTCTGCAATAGGCGCTAAACTTCTTTGTATAGCCTCTTCTCTTTGTGCGGCGAGAGGATCAAGAGCGCTTTGTATTGCCTGTCCTCTATCTTGTTGCACTTGTTGCGCTAGATTATCAAGTAACTTTTGTGTATCCGACATAATCTGAGTTTGATACTGGCCTCGAATATCTTCAGAAACATCTTGCTCTCTATTTATACGATCTTCTATTTCAGCTCTTAACGCTTCCAGATCAGATTGCCTTTGCGTGCCTATTTCTTCGGCAAGTCCAGGCAATACAGTCTGAGCAAAAATATTGGGTAAAACTTCCTCTACGCGATCACCGATAACACCTAAACCTAAAAGATTGTCTCCGATTGTTCCTGCAAAATCATCAGTAAGCATTTCTTCTCGTAAAGCATCAATAGCCGCTTTTAAATTTTCCTCTTGCGTACCAGTAGCAGTGCCCAACTCTTCTTTTAACTCTTCAATTCGCTCCCCTATAGCACTATTTCTTTCACTTGCTGTTTCTTTAATTGTCTCGTTGTCTGTTTTTAAGGCATCGATCCTAGCTTGTATATCTTCTATGGGAAGACCTGTTATATTTTCCGATAGATCAGCAATTTTACTTTCTAAGCCGGTAATAAGCGCATCGCGTTCACCTCTCAACAATTCAGTCTGCTCACCGGTTTCTGTTTCTACAGTGTCACCCAAGGATACAAAGTCCTCACGTAATGCGTCTATTTCGCTCTGTATTGCATCTGCGGCCTCTTTTTGTGTGCCCGTAAGGTT